ACCTACAGGACGGCTGAACGTAATCAAGTTCTGACCCGTCATATAATCATTTAAATTCTTCTGTGATGCAAAGCGCAGGTCCAGGCTCGGTACCACGCCCTTAGCATCTGAATACAGCTTGTTGTCGCCTTTGGCGGTGTTGGTTGTTTTCCAAGTCATTAGATTGCAGCTCCAATGGCTGTGATAAGTGTAGATACACGAGCATCGAGAAGCTCTAGCCCGGAGCTAACCAGATCGTTGGGTAGGGTTTCACCAATTGAATAAAAAGCAATCCGGTCAGATGAAACATTCGAGGGGCCGGGCCTAGCAAAAATTAGGATGTTATTGCTTGTTGGGGTCTGGGATGTGTAGATAACATCAGAGCTAGTTTGATTGTGTCTAAAAACAAAAAGATTTGAAACGCTCCTGTCAACTGCAACAAAGGAGTTATCCGCAGTCAAACCGTTAACAATTCCACCAGATCCACCGCAGTTTGCCCTAGGTATTACCCTAGGAGTAGCTGGCGCAATGAGGACTGATGTACCACCAGAAGTACCTAAACTATCTGAGCCAAATACCATGCGACTATTAACTGGGTCCGCTTCTGTGATATAAACTGAGACGTGTTTGCTGTTTTGCGGATCAGCGTTGTTGGCCCGATTGGTGTCTAAATACTTTGTGCTCCCATTGCCAAGCAGGCCAGTTCTTCTGTTGTAATCTGATGCAGTAAACGGGCCATTATTAGTAGGAGCACTGCCTTTCAACGGCACCAGTGCACCACTCAGAGTTCTAGCACCTGCAAGGATACAAGATGCTTTAATAGCATCCCAGATGCCATCAGCTTTGCAGCCCAAAATAAAATCTGAGTACGCAACCTTTACTTCTTCTTCAAGACCTTGATTATCTGCTGTTTCAACCGCAGCAATGTATGCAGCAACATCAGGGTCAGCAGGACCGTGGATATAGTCCTTTGCAAGAACCACTTTGCCGGGGAGGCCGGCAAAGTCACCTTTCCAAACAAGGCTCATTACGCTGCTCCATTCACTTCAGGAAACGGGCGGTCATACTTCACGATCTCTGCAGGACGATCAGGAGCAAGTAAATTGCGTTGTACCAAGAGAGCCAAGGCATCAGTCACGCGCTGGTCATCAAGAGCGACGCGCTCGGCTGCAGTGAGTTCGTCAATCAGAGCTTTAATCTCAGCAGCATCAGCATTTTGCTTTTCGGCTGCTTCAATCTCGGCTTCGTTATCAGGCGTGCAAGCTGCCTTGTAAGCGGCAACTGCTGCTTCGTACTCGGCAATATCCTCAGGCGTAGGATCCGGGATTGCGGCGAACTTGGCAACCGCGTCGTCGTATGCCTGCTGTTCTGCTGCAGTAGGAATGCCGCCGATCGGATCAGGCACCACGGTGGTGTCTTCTGATGCGGCCAGGATGTTGGCGTATTCAGTTGGTGTGAAGCGTGCGAAGAAACCAGCGCTGGTCACAATGCCGTAGCTGTTGGCGTCGGCGTAGCGTTTGCCGTCTTGCGTGAGGAGCCAAGTGGCGTAATCCTCGGGCGAAAGCTTGGCGCTATTGGCGGCAAAGATTAGGCCGTCAATGGTGCGGGTGTCGGTGATCGTAACGGTGAGAGTGTCCATTTTTTTAAAAATTACTTACCAATAACTGTCCAAGCAGTACCATTGTACCAACAAAGATAAGGGGTTGCTCCTGAGCCGCTATTGACAACAGTATCTCCCCAAGCTAAAGAAGCATCCCCATCGCTAACTCGTGCAAGCTGCCCCACTCCAACACCTGCAGGTAAATTGCCAACAGTTGTTTCAATAGAAACAGCAATAATACTTGTGCCGCCTGACTGTAAATCTAAAAGCTTACTATCAGCTGCGCTATTTGTATCTGTAACATTTACTTTTAAACCAGTAAATACCGTAGTTGAACTATTCCATGTAAGTTCAGTGTTTAAATTTGCACTGCCAGCTAATGCTCCAGAGTTGTTGTACTGGATGTTGCCGGTTGCGCCAGCAACAAGACCAACAGTACCAGTTTGATCCGGGAAGCTGATCGTGCGGTTGGCGGTTGGAGTGACCGATTGAATTGTTGTTGAAAAACTGCCGCCGCTATCTAAATTAACGTCACCACTAATCGTAAGTTGATCACTGGTTTTGTTCCAGGTTAATGCCGTATCTCCTGCTAACGTACCGCCATCATTAAACTGCACCTGGGTATCTGAACCAGCTGCTGTATTAGTATCAACAATATCGAAGTTCCCTGTAAAGGGATTAAATACATATGGCATGGCTCAACTCTTTGTCACACTAGTAAGATTACTGCCACTATACGTTAATGCCAAGTTGGCAACCGTGCTACCACCTGCTCCGCCATCTTTATATACAACGCCTGTTAAAGAGCTTCCGCTATAGGTTAAAGAGATATAATCATGCTGAGGAATTGCCAGTCCCTGTAATACATCAACATTACCAGTAATTGAAACGGTGCTACCGGTAACTGACATTGCGCCACCGGTAATTGAAACCCCCCCTGTAACACCAACGGTGCTACCAGTAACTGCAATAGTGCCACCAGTAACTGAAACTCCCCCTGTAACACCAATTGTGCTACCAGTAACTGCAATAGTGCTACCAGTAACTGCAATAGTGCCACCAGTAACTGAAACTCCCCCTGTAACACCAACGGTGCTACCAGTGACTGAAACACTTCCGCCAGTAATTTGAACTCCGGTAACAACAATAGTACCGCCCGTAATGGTCATAACTCCGCTAACGGGCATGGCGGTACTATTTGTAATCTGTACCTTCCACCCTTGATTTATCATTTCCTTTTAAGGGCATCTTTTATTTTTTAATTCTAACAGTTTTAACTCAACAAATCACAGTAGAATAAAGAAAAAATACCATGTATAGAATTCGTTTCGTAAACGATTTAGGTAATGGCCACTCTGGCTATATCGAATATCAAAACTTATATGTTCAAACAATTTCTGGGCAATCAATTACAACACAACCAAATGGCCCGGCAGGTTCTGATGCCTTTGGTAGATTACGTACATCAAATCCAGTAACCATATTTGATAGCCAGCATCGCTATCAAGAGAATGATAAATGGTCTACAGCAAGTGGTAACTCTGGTTCAACCACATATCAAGTAAATAAAAGTGCTGTTGACCTTAATGTAACCACTGCTTCTGGTGATTACATTTACCGTGAAACCAAACGTGTTTTCCCTTATCAACCAGGGAAATCTTTGTTGATTAATAATTCGTTTGTTTTTGCGGCAGCACAAACAAACCTACGTCAACGCGTTGGTTATTTCGGTACTGATAATGGCATTTACTTTGAACAAGATAATGCAACCTTATATATGGTACTTAGATCCAAAGTGTCTGGATCTGTTGTTAATACACGTATTCCGCAAGGCGAATGGAATGGAGATAAATTAAATGGCCTTGGTCTTTCTGGTTTAACGCTTAATCCAACAAAAGGAAATATTTTCTGGACTGATGTTGAATGGCTTGGTGTTGGTGATGTAAGGTGCGGCTTTATTATCAATGGACAGTTAATTGTTTGTCATACATTTAAAAATGCAAACGCAAAAGACTCCACCTACATGACAACCGCTGCACTACCCTTGCGGCAAGAAATTGAAAATACAGATACCATTGCATCTGGTACTTCTGCGCAACAAATCTGTGCTTCCGTTGTATCAGAAGGTGGTTACACAGCTGCTGGTCAAACGTATGCAATCGATCGTGGTGCCACGCCCATCACACTTGCGACTGGCGGTACAACATATCCAATAATATCAATTCGTTTAAACTCAAGTCGTTTAGATGCTGTTGTTATCCTTTCTGAAATCTATGGTGTCATCACAAGCAACGACAGATGTAAATGGACATTAATTAAAAACGCAACACTAACGGGAGCAAGTTATGCAACCCATTCAAACAACAATGTACAATACGACACCTCGGCAAGCGCACTAAGTGGAGGCACCGTAATTAACGGTGGCTACATTAACCTCCAAGGTGAAAGTCAAGTTGGTGGTCCGACTGATTTTACATACCAATTGGGTAGAACAATTGCAGGTGTGAGTGATGTACTTACTCTTGCTGTAACTCCTATTTCGAACAATACTAATGTGTTATTTGGATTAAAATGGATTGAAGCACTGTAAACCCATGTATACTCCTACATCTCAGCCAGAGGTAACACCTGTTCAGTTGCAACAAACTGAGCTAAAAGCTGTACCAAAAAAAGTTGCAGCTAAATCAAAGGCTGGTGATGTGGGTGGTTTTATCCAGCAGTGCATTTCACTTTGTTCTTATATCAAAGATCTGGAAACGCAATCCCATCTCATCCACCTGAACTATGAAGGTGCCAATTTCTTAGGTGTCCATGCATTTCTTAAGGATCAATACGAGTCTCACTTAGCGCAATTTGATACGCTTGGTGAATACATCCGCAGCATGGACTACCTTCTTCCCATGTGTGCCAACGGATTAGCTGATGCTGGTCCTGGTATGAAACATGTAACAAGCTACAAAGGTACCGATCAACTCTCTACTTACTACAAAAATCTAGAAGAATTAGCTAACAAAGCTAAAAAACTAGAAAAAGCTGCAGCCAAAATTGGTGCTGTTGACATCCAAAATTACATGGCTGATCTTGTTGGCCAATCATTTAAAGCTGCTTGGTTTATTAAAGCTACTTTGAGAAATAATTAATCAACCTGTCCGCGAAACCACTTCTGCCGTCCCATAAACCATTCGGCTAACGTAACTGGATCCTGTGGTCCCACCAGGTGATCACTAGGATCTGGTTCACCAAGATCCATGGCATTACAAAACTCATCCAATTCATTTGCAGGTTCATCACCCTGGATAGCTTTGCGACGTGCTTGACGAATCCATGTATTAACAGTTGGATTGCGATCGGCTAACTTCTGTAACCATGCCATATCCTTTAATTCAACTGGTGCCCCCTTACCAATGCAGTCGCACAAGAATTGAACCCGTAGCCTGGTATTGGTTGAAAGCATTGTCTTCTTCTTTTGTTACTAGTTTATAATGCTCTAGCCTGTGACAGTTAGAACACAGTGGAATACATTTGGCAATTTCATCTGCTATCTTTTCCCAACCCCAACCATCACCTATCATCCTTGACACAGCATGTTTTTTGTCGCCAACATGATGAAAATCAAGTAAACGATAATCATCCAGGCCGCAGTGCTCACAACTTAACGTCTTTTTGTACTCAATAAATTTTTCTCGATTACGCTTGATGCGTTCACGTTTTCTTGTAAGCACTTATTCCAGTGTCGTATAACTCCACTTACTATAAACAAATTTGTCGTAAGGTACGAGATAAAAATAATCGTTCTGATTAAAGCAACTGCATCTGCTTCCTTGTTTTTGTTAGATGCTTTTTCTCCTAGTGCCAAGCACCACAAACGCCACATAAAAAATCCCAGTATTACTGGGATCATAACTTCCTTCTACGCTAGCTGTTGCCTTGAGCAGTTACACGAAAGGTGGAAGGGATTCGACTATTTCCCTTAGAGCGGTATTGCTCCACCGGTTAGGATATCATGACTTTTGCTGCTTGTAACGTCTTGCTGCCCTACCAGCTTTCTTTGCTTTTTCTGTATTCGGAATAAATTGTTTACCTTCTTTGCTACCAGCTCTTTTCTTTTGATCTGTCTCCTCACGTTCTTCTTTTGATAAAGAAGCCCACGCCTTCTCTGGTAAGTAACGTTTGGTATATCCCTTTTGAATTGCTTTATCTGCCATCACTTACTATCCTTATATCTTTTGGCAGCAGCTTTAGCTTTCTTTCCTTTTTCATATTGATCTTTTGTCATCCACTTTTCTTTCCCCCACTTCTCCAGTGACTTTTGTTTCTTACCCTTACCTCCTTTATATCCACCACCTGCTTCTTCGTACTCACGCGCAACAATCTGAGCTTTACGTGCACTCCACTGGCCCGCCTTGCCACCTTTAGTACCAGCCATTACGCGATCTTTAATCCGCTCACGTAACCCTGGTTTTGTATACTTACTATTCTCCTGAGACATCAGGATTATCTTTTTGCTCTTTTAATATTTTAGCCCACTTACATTCCTTTGCTTTCTTCTGCCAATCACGTGGCGGATGTGGTATTAAATACTGGAGTTGCCTAAAGTATTCTTCGAGGCGTTCAGCCTCGGTTTTGGGGCGTTTGATCTCCATCTGATTTACTTGCAAATTGCTGCATTAAATCATCCATCTGCTCCAACGATTCAAGACGGCACAACAAATCTGAAATGGTTGTAATCGTAATTGGATGCTCGGTACGTGCAGCAAATGCCAATGCATCACGCATGTACTCAGCAGCTTGATCAATGGATTCTTTTACTTGGGTAGAAAGGGACATTTCAGATTTCTTTGGTGTTCTAAGTATAGGTGAAAAAAGTAATCTCATGGTTTGTGAAGGATAGGAATTCTGCACATATATATCCTGTCATAACCTCTTTGTAAAAATTCAAAGCAAATGGTAGTGGTATCACAATCCCATTTGCCATTTAATGGGTTGATTTCCGAAAACCTAACGCCATCAGCAATTGGTTCTGCATTGTATACACAGAAACAATTAAATGTAGATGCCAAATTTAGTCGCGAAGGAAGTTTTGATACCTTTGGTCCAGTGTATTCCGAATCTTCGGTATCCATTCGCGTCGCCCAACTGTCATAAATCCAATCAGGAACACCCATGCCAATAGGCAATACACTATACCCAGAAGCAACGTCGTAAGAAGTATCAAATAAAATCCGGACAAGAGCAGGATCATAAACAATATCTGGTTCAATGCATACGATCTTATCGTATGTAGATAGCTTATTTTTTAAATCAGCTAATTCCAGGGTTTCATTCCTTGCTTTAGCAAGGTATTTAACACGTTCTTCTGCTTTAATTGAACCAAAGTATGGCCAACCGTAATCAACGCTTTTGCAGATTACGTCATTAAATACTGTTTCAAGCAAAGAAATTTCTTGTTCTAATATTTCTTTTGTTCCATCAACTGAATCATTTTCTAGTACAACAAGATCAAATGTCATATCTGGATTGCATGTAACCAAACGCTGCAGCTGTGCAGACCAACAAGCAATGTGCGGCTCGCGGTTTCTAATGATGGTTGAAATTAAGCAGCGCATTTGTACAGCTCCTTCGACAGGTCAAATACGTTCTCTTTAGTTATAAAATGGTTGTTGCCAATGTAGAAAGCATTTGTGTGGATTTCCTCACTATTAGGTAAGTAAGGTGTTTTTTTATAGTCCTTCATAAAGGGCTGACGTAGTAAGTTACCAACAAGAAATGGACGGGTTTCTATGCCCAGGGCACGCAGTACTCTAATCAACTCATTGCGATGGCTAGCGGTATCACAATGGAAAGGTAATGTCATTGCGCTGTTCCCATAAGGATTTGGTAAGTGTTTGATCCAGGGGTGATCAACCATTGCCATGTAAAAATCGTAATAATTATCTTGACGTTTTCGGATAAATTCATCTAATTTTTTTAGCTGCACACTGCCCAACACAGCGCCAAGTTCGTTATTGCGGAAGTTATAGCCTTCGGTTGGAAACAAGAAAGCTGGATCAATATCAATGCTCTCTGCTTCGTACTTAAGGCGTTCTTCTTTATCCATCTCACGTGACATGCCATGAGATCGTTTTGCACGCATTAGGTTATACAAATCTTTATTGTTTGTACACACCATGCCACCTTCAATAGTGGTCATATGGTGTCCGAAGTAAAAAGAAAATGTAGAACCCAGGCCTGTATTACCAACCTTCACGCCTTCTGTATCGACTGCTCCATGGGATTCACAGCAATCCTCAAGCAAAATTGCATCGGGCCAATACTCCTTAATTTGTTGCAATTCATTTGCAAACCCCATGATATGCGTTACATACACCACATCTGGTGTAATGCCTACTTCTTTGAAACGCTTTAACGATTCAAAGGTAGGAGAGTAAGATCCATACTCAATGTCATAGAAAAATAAATCGTGCCCTTGTTGCTTAAACGTTGAGATGTTTGTTGCCCAGTTCACGGCAGGGCAAAAAATCTTTAACTTCTTTTCCTTTGAAAAATACAATTCCCTTACTGCATCCAATAGCAGTGTGTTTGCTGTCGTACCACTGCTAACGAATAGGGAATACTTACGCCCTTGCCACTTGGACCACTCGGTTTCAAACGCACGGCACCTGGGACCATTCGTAAAACGATCATTGGTCAAAATAAATTTGATTAGCTCAAACTTCTCAGAGAAACCAATGGCATTCTTTTGTAGTGGCCAATCAAATTTCGACATTTCTAACGCTTAAATCTTGGTTATAGTTACGAGTATAAACAAAAGTTCCGATGAAAAAAGCACTGATTACAGGAATTACTGGCCAAGATGGTGCCTACCTCACACGTAACCTAATCGACAAGGGGTACCAGGTGCTTGGTCTTGTTCGCAACAATGCAAACTCCGGTAATAAAGATAAACTGAATTGGATCTTCCATGATTACATCCCACCTGAAGTCTCATTTGAGTTCTCTGATATGACCGATGCAACCTCGGTGCATCGTGCCGTAAATAATTTTGCTCCTGATGAGGTATACAACCTTGCTGCTCAAAGCCATGTAGGCGTTAGCTTTAAATCACCTGGCAGTACTTCCTACACAAATGCAATTGGTGTACTCAATATCCTAGAAGCATGTCGTAATGCAAATGCAAAACCAAAGTTCTATCAGGCGGCTACGTCTGAGATGTTTGGTAAAGTCCAACAAGTACCGCAAACTGAATCAACTCCCTTCTATCCCAGGAGTCCATATGGTGTTGCCAAGCTTTTTGGTTACTGGCTAACGATTAACTATCGTGAAAGCTACGACCTTTTCGGATGTAATGGCATCCTTTTCAACCACGAATCTCCCCTGCGTGGTGAAGAGTTTGTAACACGTAAAATCACCAAAGCAATTGGGAGAATCTGGAACGGTAAACAAGAGTACGTTGAACTAGGTAACCTTGATTCCAAGAGGGACTGGGGGCATGCACGGGATTACGTAGAAGCAATGTATCTTATGCTTCAGCAGGACCAGGCTGATGACTATGTAATTTCAACGGGTAAGCAAACAAGTGTTAGGAAGTTCTGTGAAATTGCATTTGAAACCGCAGGTCTTCCAATTACCTGGGAAGGTGAAGGCTTAAATGAGGTTGGTTATTGCAAAAAGATGGATCAAGTCGTAATCAGAATTAATCCTGAGTACTACCGACCAGCGGAAGTAGATTCTCTACTTGGTGATTCAACTTACGCAAAAGAAAAACTAGGATGGAAAATTCAATCCACCCTAGAACAACTCATTCAAGAAATGATTGCTTACGACTTAGCGCATGCTTCCGCTAGGCGGCGTTGATTATTTTCAATCACAAGGGGGTGGGGTAATACTTCCTCCTTGTGTTTAATTTCAGCTTTCAAATTAGGATCTGCAATCACTTCATAGCCATTAGCGCGAACACCTCGGCAGAATTCCCAGTGCTCAACACCATCCATCACTGCCCACTCAGCATACTCCTCTCCGTTAATTGCATCTTCACGTACCAAGGCAATTGAACCAAACGCACTGTTGCAGCTAACAGGTTCACCGTTGTCCCAGGCTTCTCGATCTTCTTTGGTGAGGAATGGATTTGCAGCGAACGTAAGGCATTGCTGGCCAAAACAATCAACGAGTGACCAGCTGTCGTAATAAGATGGACGATCAGTATCTTCTACGTAATCACGTACGTTCTGCGTTGTATTAGGAGAAATCATTCCCCAGCTTCGATTTGTTTCTAGCTTTTCAACCATCTCTGTGATAAGCCTGGGCTCCCAATAAACATCACTATCAACAACAAGGAGATAATCGTAGTTGTAATAATTGTTTAAAGGTGCCAAGGCAAGGTTTCGATACCTTGCTTGATACGTCACACGATCTAACGATGCAACACTACCCCACTTTGGTGCATCAATGCATTCACTGGTAAGCAAACCCTTTCTGCCTCGGAGCCACGAAAGCAGGATTTGTGGCGTGTCATCTACCGAATCATTTTCAAAAAAAGAATACACACAGCCAATCTGATGTTCTTTCAGTTCTTTCTCTAGTGCTTCAAACTGAGCAAGCGAGCGTTCAATATAACTTGCACTATTGCGCCAAAGGGAAAGGATGGCAACAATCTTTTGCTTCTTCATAGATCAATACGTGTGTACGGAATGTCATCAGATTTTAAACGATCTTCGTACTCATCAGCTTCAATTGTTTCTACATCTTCAAACGACAAATTATTAAAGCAACCAGTTCGTCGTTCGTCATCAAAATCAAAGTAAAACCTAGTTAAGTTAGAAGACATAACCAAAGCACACGCCAAATAAAACAGATGTAATCACTAATGCAATCCTAACGTCACGATCAAAACTAAAGAACTGATCAAAGGCAGCTCTCCATAGCGCAGAAAAGGCCCACTTAAAACAAGAGATGTATCCCCGTATACCAAGGAAAAACTTGTTCATCGCAGGAAGTGCAAGGTTTCTTTAATGTATTTTACCGATTTAATTAATTCGGCCCTGCTTTGTTTGCCCATCAAGATAAGTGCCAATTGCTGCATCGCACACTGAATCCTTTCTTCTCTGCTCTCCTCCTTCACCGGGAGGCAACCTCACTAAAGAAAATGTACGCATCAATACTGATCACTACCAACATGGCGCCCAGTACTGCGGCAATTCCGTAGTAAAACTCTTTCATTTTTTAAGAGTTAAATAATGTTTAAAACGGCATAAACACCAAAATGTTTCTGCGCAAAAACATTGTAAGCCAATGCTGCTTGTTCTTCCTTATCAAAACAGCCTAGATGATATTTTTTATTATTTAACCATGCTTGTGCGGCCCATTTGTTTCGTTTTTTATACACACCTTTCCATCTGCTTTGCGGCTCTGTTTTATATTTTTTCTTTTTTCCATTTGCTGCATTTTGAGATCTATTGGCAAGTCTTAAATCTTTTTTGTTGTTTTTATCACCATCATTAATGGTGTGATCGACTTCAAAATTACCTGGGTCTTTTTTATTTCTAAGCAAATACAATATTCTGTGTACGTAATAATCTTTCTTGTTTATGCGAACTACCCAATAACCATGAGGTTTTAAAGAACCAGCCGGATCGCCTGGCTTAAATCGCAAAGAAGTTGGATTTTTCCAAACGAGTCCGCTTTTTGAACTGGAACATTCTTGGAAATAATAAAATGCTTTTTCGTAGGAAAGCAAAGGCTTTTTGGTTTTCATTTTTGATAGAATAAAATCAATACACTAGGCCGTAATGACCTGCATTTGGGAAGAATCCAAAAAACAATGGTCCCAAACCCTAACGGAATTGAATAAAGGTCCTGCCAGGATAGCAATAAAAGGACGTAGACATTACGTTACACCGTTACCTACTGGACCTGCGCCGTCTGTAACTACTATTATTAGCGAAACAGCTTCCGAAGCAAACAAACGGAAGCTTGAAATGTGGTCTAAAGCTAATCCAGGTGTTAAAGAAGCTGCTGCAGAACGTGGTACTGCCATTCACTACGGCATGGAACAGTACCTCAAAGGTAATAAAACCCCGGACATTAAAGAAGAATACGCTGATTTTTGGTCGGGTATGCCACCGATTCTGGATCAGTTCCAGGAAGTCCTTTGGGCTGAGTCTCCTGTTCTGGATAAGTTTGACTTCACTATTGGTGCTGATGATGTCGCTCGTGTCTGGGGTTGTGATGACGAAGGCAGGGCTTGGGCTGGTGCTCCTGACATTATCGCTGTTGCTAATAATAAGTTAACTCTTGCTGACCTAAAGACCAGCGTCAAACCTTACAGCCGTAAGTGGCCTAAAGATGTAGAAAAAGGTTCCCAGGAATGGAGAGATCTGTTGGGTGGTCACCTTAAGTTTAAAAAAACTTGCAAGCAACTCGCGGCATATGATATTGCAATTGAACAAACACTCGGCATGACCGTACAGCAAGCAGCTATTTTAGTTTCTACACCTGTGCGTACGCAAATTTTTAAAATTTCGAGAAAATTTCTTAATTCTTTAAGAGAAGACTGGTACGCATTAGTTGCTGAGTATTACACCCAAATCGAAAATTGTGGAGTTTATGACCCAGACCTCATCTAAGCGTTGCACTCGCTGCAAAAAAGTAAAACAATTTAGTTATTTTGGTTTTTCTGGCTATATTAAAAAGAATGGCGAAGCAAGCCTTTCTTCAATATGTCGTGAATGCCAAAACGAATTGCGAGTAGAAAGAAAATTTGGTGTAAATTATAAACACTATAAAGCAATTCTAAAAGCGCAAGGTGGTTGTTGTGCTAACCCAGGTTGCCGTTCTATGACGCCCGGCGCACCCGGAAGGAAGCGGTTTTATATAGACCATTGCCATGAAACAGGAAAAATAAGAGGACTTCTCTGCCACTCATGTAATCTTGCATTAGGACACATACAAGATAAAGTTGAGAAACTAGAAGGTTTAATTACGTATTTAAATGATCAAACAACTTCTTGGGGCCATATACAAAAAAATAATTAAATGGTGGCATAAAATATGGTTTGAAGCAAAGCTAAAAGCAACGCTTGATACCATTGAAATTAACAATAGGATTCAAGCTGAACTAGAGCTAGAGAAAGCTAATCAACCAATCTACAAAGAACACCCAATTGATTCTGAACTACAGACCGGTGAGTCCCAAAAGCTTGGTGGGATGATCCAACTTACTGCACCTTGGTATACTGATGGCCTACAACCCCCACACTCCCATGGAAGCACGCAAGCGTCTGGCTTGGACGATCGCATGTGAACGTGCTGTTGTCACGAAGGAAGATGCCGTTCTGCTATACGAAAAGATGATGAAAGAAATGGAAGCAACAGATAAACGTAATAAATATAAAGAAACTGAGTCCAATAAGTCTTGATTATTTTAAATTAACATTGGCGCTCATGTGATTTGGTGCACGTAGGATAAAAGAACACAAACCAGGCGCTCCCCATGGACATCTATGTCGGCATGGGTGAGTGGATGAATAGTCTCATGAGTCGCATGCAAGATGCGATGGATGGGGACTCTTTTTATCTGCCCACCCTCATGCATCTACATGCCTACACAATCCTAAAGGAAGGCGCATTTCCACATAAACACTTTAGAGTAGAACTCACACCCACCAAGGCACATGACGAGCACGAATTACAAATCTCTTAAAGCAGGAGAAATTCGTCTCGACTACATCCCTATCGATTGGCCTCTCACCCCCCTTGGGGCAAATAAAGATCCTTACATCCAGGGTTGGCAGAAAACTCCGTTTAGCGTAGACGAAATTGAAAAAGAACTCACAACGGGAGAATGTAAAGCAATTGGCGTACTTGGCGGCCCTGCCTATAACCATCCTTTTGGCTTGGTCTGGGTTGATGTTGATGGACCTAGCGTTTATCAACTCATCGAAGAAATCAGCAATATTCCATTACAAGATGCATTGCCTCCCACCCTTACCATCCTCAGCGGTAAAGTGGGCAGGGAACGCAGGCTATACAAACTAGACCGTAATAAACACAAGCACTTCCTGCGTAATAAGTACACCTGGCACGCACAAGAAAACAAAGAACGTCTTGAAATCTTGTGGAAGAAACACCAAGGTGTGTTAATGGGTTTGCACCCAGAAACTGAAGGTTACTTCACAGCTGATGGCTTGGGTTTTGAATGGGCAGATAAACTGCCTGAACTACCGGACTGGATCCTGAATGGCATCATCACCAAAAATGCCAAGCTAGGGAAACCGGCACAGGAAACCAGCCGAATGGTTGGTAGTAATTTCGTTGTCCAAACGCATATCTCATTAGAACGCAATATCAAACAAGCTATTGAAGCAACTTGGGGTATGGCCCCAGGGGCAGCAGATGATTACGACATCTGGATCACTGTTGGACAAGTGCTTCATAACTTGGATGAAAGCCTTCTTGATATTTGGGATGAATGGTCCAAACAATCAGATAAGTACAGAGAAGGCGAATGCCATAAACGCTGGCTGTCCTTTACTAAAGGTGCAGGCCGTGGCCTCGGTTCCCTTATTCACATCGCTAGTGAGAATGGTTGGACTCCTCCTCAGGACCATAAGGCGCTAAGTGTTGATGATGAGACACTAGCTGATTCGGAAAAACTACTTCCTCAAATTGAAGAGGATTCTTATATTCACATGGAAATTCTTGCGCAGGAAAACTTAGGTTCACAAACTCAAAGCCAGGCGCCTCAGCCGGTAAACAAGTCTGATAAGAAACAGAAATCAAAAGAAAAGCAGCAGCACAATCAACCATCGAACAAGATTACCGATGAAGTGCTTGGTATGTATAGCGGAAATTTGCTCTTCAGTCAACCGCACAACCAGTTCTTTGCCTATGACATCACCAGGGGCGTATGGGAGAAACAAACCAAAATTGAAACTTATGGTTCTATCCGTGAGAAATTACACATCCTTACTCATACCGAGTGGTTGCCCCGTGGCTTCAATCAACGGCTAATTGAAGATGTCTATAAACAGCTCCAGGCGTTACTTCCTTTCAGCGATTGGTATGAAGGTACTGATCACCTTCTATTTACCAATGGTGTCCTTGACGTTGAATCAAAGAAGCTACTGCCATTCAACAGGGAGCTTTACCTGACCCAACAGATGCCCTATCAATACGATGAGCATGCAACCTGTGAACCAATCATCAAATGGTTGAAGCACACGCAACATGGTTCCTGGCATCGCGCACAAGTATTACGTGCATGGTTACGAGCAACCCTCCTGGGGCGCTCTGAAATCCAAAAGTTTCTTGAAATCGTTGGTCCTGGTAAATCTGGTAAATCAACCTACGCAAATCTTGCAGTAGCACTCGTTGGTAAAAGCAATACCTACTCCACTGATTTTGAAAACATGGAGAAGAATCGCTTTGAAGCAGCTGCTTATATGGGTAAAAAACTACTCCTATTCCAGGATGCTGATCGTTGGGGTGGTTCTGTCTCCAAACTAAAAGCAATCACTGGTAATGATTGGATTCGTAGCGAACGTAAGTATCAGGGAGAAGCACTAGATCCTTTTCAATACCAAGGCATGGTAGTTATTACTGCCAATGAAGCCATTCAATCCACTGATTACACATCTGGTTTGGCGCGTCGGCGCCTTACAATCCCATTCGATCGACCATTTGAAGGTACACAAGCTGAACAAAAAGAACTAATCAAGTTCGATAGCAAAGGCAATCCACAAGGAATATTTGCTGCTTTGCTCCCAGGCCTCGTTAACTGGGTACTGGATATGTCAGAAAATGAAATGCGTTCCTACTTAATGGAAACCGCAAAGCATGTTGACTTCTTCCAGAAGTATGAAAAGGAACAAAGCCTTCGTTCTAACCCACTTCTTGACTGGATGGATAAGCATGTGGTCTTTGATCCAGGTGTTGCTGCAGTTATCGGTACCTGTAAAGCAGGACAAGGTGGTAGTAACTTCTATGACAAGCACACCAGGTGGATGTACCCAAGCTATGCCGAGTTTTGCAGGAGTTGTAATGTAGGTTTTGTGGGACGCAGCCGCTTTGAAGTACTCTTCTTTGATATCTGTAAGCACCAGCTGAAGCTCAATATCTTTGGTAAAAATGAAGGGCGTGGCATCAAGGTGATTAATGCTGCACTGCGTGACTCAAACCCAACCAAGTATGAGCACTACCCTTCTGTTGTTGAGGTATCAGCTAATCCCGAAAAGTACTTTGAGCTTTATGGCATGAACCCTTCGGGTAACAATACTAAATAAGTTAGTAAGAACTAGATAAAAGGCCTTCTAGTTCTTCAATTTTTTTATCTTTTTCTGTTTTAATGCCAAGTGTATTTGATAGCAGGCCACCAAGTCCCATACCCGTAATAACACCAATTTCGTCACCGGCAAAACGACCTACTGCGCGACCAACATTCTCGCCAGTAACATTTTTGGGGCCTTGTAAAAGTTTTTCAAAGGCCTCTCCCATGTCCATTTCAAGACCTGGCACTGTTTTACCTTTCTGTAGCATTGCCATTTTTGCAATGTTGTTATCCATATTTGCCGCAGCTTGTACATTAATTAAATTCTCAACTTGATTAAATCCTTGATTCATTAAATTTTGAAGGCCTTCACCCATTTGTTGTCTTTGAGCTGGAGAAAGATTTTCCAACATTTCAAGACCTGCGCGTCCCTGTCCTGCTGCGCCAACAAAAGTTTGATACTTTTTAAATGTTTCCGCATCTACTCCATATTTATTTGCAAACGCTTGTGGGTTTTGTAAAGCTTCGTTTAAAAGCTGTGCCGATGTTTGTTTTTTAAGCTCTTGTTTGATCTGTCCTTTTCCATAACGCAGTGTTTCTGCGCCGCCGCTTGCTAAAGTTTTTTGTCCTGCAAGCCTTCCAAAAGAAGCTAATAATCCTGATTGATCTTTTAGAGCTTGTGGGTGCAACCGTTTGCCTATTGCTGCGCCAATATTTTTACCTAGTAAACCAAGGCCAATTCCACCTGCAATACCTCCAAGTGTCTGGATAGCAATCTGAGAGGCTGGCGTATCTGAACCAATTAAACTAAGCCCTGCTGCGCCTCCCGCCATAACACCTTCAACGCCTTCCTGAAATAAATCACTCTGTTGCAGACGCATAAACTTGCCTGCTAGATCAGCTTTTGACATTTTATGTTTTTCTTTTATTTTAATATCATCTATTTTTTTGTATAGTAAAGGCAGAGTAACTAGTTTATCTTGGCAAAAAAACCTAAAGTGCTTTGGTGTGGTGACGTTGTTGCAATGACGGGCTTTGCCCGTGTAACTGAAAATGTCATCTACCGCCTTAAAGATCACTTTGAAATCGTTGTACTAGGCAATAACTGGTGGGGTGATCCATGTGATCAACAGAAGGATTTCAAAATGTATCCTTCGTCAAATCGATTCCAAACGGCTCCTTTTGGTGAGCAACGCATCAGGGAAATCGTTGAACGAGAAGAACCTGACGTGGTATTTAGCATTAATGACATGTGGATCATTAATGAGCAATACCGTCAAATTCAAGACCTGCACCAGCAAAAGAAATTTAAATTCGTGGGTTATGCACCCATGGATTCTTATGGTTGGACTGGTTGTATTGCAGATACTGCCAACAACTGGGATGCAGTTGTTTCCTACACAGAATTTGGTGCATACGAATTTGTAAAAGGCGGTATCACCAAACCCATTGCCGTCATTCCGCATGGTGTTACACCAGGGCAGTTCTATCCCATGGATAAACAAGAATGCCGTAAGCAACTGGGGTTAAAGCCGGAGTCGTTTATTGTTTTTAATGGAAACCGTAATCAGTTCCGTAAACGTATTGACATTACGATCCAGGCATTTGCTCAGTTTGCCGTAGATAAACCAGAAACACAGCTCTACCTGCACATGGGAATGAAGGATCAGGGTTGGGACATCATGAATACCTTTGCCAAGGAAATGGCCAAGGTAGGCCTGGATCCCAACAATCGTTTGGTCATGACCAGCCAGGGGGACCAGCCGCCGAACGTACCTTTTGAAATGCTCAACGTCATCTACAACGCTGTTGATGTGGGCGTCAACACCTGCAAAGGAGAAGGCTGGGGTCTTGTCAACTTTGAACACGCTGCCTGTCGTGTGCCCCAGGTGGTGCCAAACCACACCTCCTGCAAAGAAATCTTTGAGGGCTGCGGTGAGCTGATTCGTTGCGACCACGTTGATGTAGACACCAACTACAGCCGTGAGATGCCCTGCCCCTCCTCTGAGCACCTAACAGAGATCCTGAACGATCTGTACCACTCCCCTGACCGCCGCCAACGTGTCGCTGAGGACTGCTACACACGGGTAACGGATCCCCAATTCCACTGGGATACGGTGGCATCCCAGTTTGGTGGCGTATTTGAGGACGTGTTGAACCAGGTGGATCATGCTGTCTCACTGGAGGCCAAGAATACCGGTCGGAAACGTAAGAAAAGCAAAGGAAACCGTCGTGAAACGGTGGAAGCAGTAAAGTAATCCGGTGACTGTGGGTACCAGGCCTCTGCTTCGGCAGGGGCTTTTTTGTGGGTATATGACGTAAAGGAACAGGGTATACCTGCTATCCCATGCAGTTGGCGTCGTATACCTGCTTGTTTGTGCAGGGTATACCGCCTATCTATCTTTATAGGTAAAAATGTGACACTTCAAAAGTAAAGTGTCGGTATCAACCTAAGTCCCAACGATACCTGGGGGAGGGCATGTGACACTTCTGAGTAAAGTGTCGTTGCATGTGACATTTCACTTCTAAAGTGTCACATTTCTGTATATAAAGATAGATAGAGGGTATACCCTGCAAAAAAGCGTTGCACTCACGTCGTATACCTGCTATCTTTTGCATCTAGCACCCT